GCGTGGTTTTTGCTGATTTGCGTTGAGATTTTGTGCAAAAAGTCTTTTCGACAATTAGCGATTTTATGATGCAATTTGCCGATTTTTGCCTTTAATTTCTGCCAATTTCGGCTAAATTTGACCTTGTTTTTTAGTTGGCGTTGAAGTTTCGCTAGCTTTCCTTTGAAAGTTTTAAAGGCATTCAACGGCACAAAAAATTCACCGTTTGAAAGTGTGGCAAATCGTGCAATTCCCATATCAATACCAATTTCGCCACCTTTGTGTACTGGAATTTGAGATTCAAATTCAGTCTGAATACTGACGAAAAAGCGTCCACATTTCTGGCTGACAGTGACATTTTTGATTTCACCTATGACCTCACGACTATTGCGATAACGAACCCAGCCGATTTTGGGTAGCCAAATGCGGTTATTGTTCTGTTCCAACTTGCAACCTTGTGGAAAACGAAAGCTCTCTTTTACGCCTTTTTTCTTGAATTTTGGGAAATCTGCACGCTGTTGAAAGAAGTTTTTAAACGCTGTTTCAAGGTCTTTTAACGACTGCTGCAATACTTGTGAATGGCACACTTTCAACCAAATTAGCTCTTTTTTCCATTGCGGAAGTAAATTGGCAATTTTGCTGTAGCTGAATTTGTGTTTATTATCTTGTTGATATTGCCCATTTTGCCACGCCAATGCCCGATTAAACACAAAACGGCAACAGCCACAAAATTGCTTGATTTTGCGACTTTGTTCGCCGTTGGGCATTATCTCGAATTTAAAGGCTTTGCGGAGTAACATACAAAAATAGGAGTGTAAAAATAGTGCTATTTTATATTGTTATTGATTTTTCGCCAACATCGACAACAACAAACGCCCACTTAGTCAGGCTTGAAACGGCTACGCCGTTTGTGCCTTATATCTCCGCCCTGAAGGGCAAAGTTTTACGGCACTGCTTGATAAAAAGGTGTTGACTTGTCCGGACAAGTAATATATCTTATTAGGCAAGCTAGGATTTTTACACAAAAATTCTCCTAGTTCTCTTTGTTGAGGCTTACTGTAAAAGGTAAGCCTTTTTCATTTTTAACGATTTTATAGCCGGTTGTTACAAGACAGCCGGCTTTTTTATTGGAAAATTTATGCCTTACAAACAGCCTGATGTTTGGGCGGCGATATGGTCGTGGATTAATACAAATATCGGTAATCAATACGTTACCGGCGTTTTGGCGGCAATCACTATGGCGATATTGCGCGCCTGTTTCTTACGTACTAAGAAGCGATTAATTTTCAAAGTAATAGACGCCTTAATTTGCGGTCTTCTCACTTATATCAGTATTCCCCTTCTTGAGCATTTTTGCGGTCATTTGGATTATGCCAACATTTTAGGCGGCGCAGTGGGATTATTAGGCACTGAACAAATTAGGGATTTTTTAATAGATTGGGTAAGCGGTAAAACGAAAGGAAACAACAATGAAGATGAGCGATAAAGGATTAGCCGCATTGCGATTTGATGAAGGCGAGAAACTTACCGCTTATCGTGATGTTGCAGGTATTTTAACGATCGGTGTTGGGCATACCGGGAAAGTAGACGGCGTGCGCATACACGAGGGAATGAAAATCACAGCCGGCAAATCAATGGAGCTATTACGGCAAGATTTAGCGGTTAGTGAAAATTGCGTAAATTATTTTCTCAAAGGGAAAATCAATCAACACCAATTTGATGCGTTAGTCAATCTGGTTTTTAACATAGGCGCAGGTAATTTTGAAAAAAGTACCGTGTTGCGAGAATGTTTAAAAGGGAATTTCAAAAAAGCTGGTGAAGCGATCTGCTACTGGAATAAGGTAACCAATCCTAAAACCGGTAAATTGGAAACTTCACAAGGATTAAGTAACCGCCGAAAACGGACAAGATTAATGTTCGATCGAGGTGAATATGTTACCGCTTAAATTTAACTGGCGCTTAATCTTAATCTGCTTGGCCGTAGGTTATTTACTTTATAGCAATTACCTACTTCATCATTATGAGGTTACGACTAAAGCACAAGCGCAAGAAATTGAGTTGATTCAGAAAGAAAAGCAACAGTTAACGGCACAGCTTACTATTGAGCGCAACGCTACCGTAACGCAATTAAACCTTGAACAACAAGCAAGGGAGAAATCAGAAAATGACGTTAAAATCATTTACAAGACGTTATCGAATGACGCTTGTTCTTCTGCTCGTCTACCTGATGACGTTATTAGGCGGTTGCGCAACAAAACCGGTAATTAAGTATATGCCGCCGCCACAAGTTTATTTAATACCTTGTTCGCAAACTGAATTTAGCGGCAGTACTTACGGCGAAGCAATTATTTATTTAAGAAAGGTAATAGATGAGCGTGATATATGCGCAAGTAGGCTTAAAGGTGTGATTGATTGGAGTAAACAATATGGTGTTGTATTGGACGAAAAAGAAATTAATTAAAGATGGCTATACGCACTATGGCAGTTTGTGGGGGATACCTTGTTATATCAAAGATCTGGAAAGTGAAGCGCCTACTATTACGGCGGCATACTGGATACCTGATTGGGTGTTAACCGTTGCAGATAGTATTGTTTTCTTTATGGAAAGTATTATTTATCGTTACGATCCTTATTATGAGCCTTGTTTTAAGATTAGGATTAAAGGTGAGATTAAGTGAAAAGCACTAACCTTGAAATTGAATATCTTGATGTTGGTAGCCTAATTCCTTACGTAAATAACAGCCGCACACATACTGATGAGCAAGTTAAGCAGATTTGTTCAAGCATTAAAGAATTTGGCTTTACCAATCCGCTATTAATCGATGAAGATGGTGGCATTATTGCCGGCCACGGTAGATTGTTAGCAGCAGAAAAATTAGGATTAAAAAGCGTTCCTACCATTACCCTTAAAGGGCTTACTGAAGCGCAAAGGAAAGCGTATGTTATTGCGGATAATCAGTTAGCGTTAAATGCCGGTTGGGATATTGATGTATTACGGCTAGAAGTTGAAACATTGCAAGAAATGGATTTTGACTTACCTTTATTGGGGTTTGAAGACAAGTTTTTAGACGAATTACTAAATATCGATATTGAAATGCCGAATTTGGCGAGCGGTGATAAAAGCGCTTTCCAACAAAAAACATTTTCACTACACGATGAACAAGCTGCGGTGGTTGAAGAGGCGTTAACGAAAGCGAAACATATTCCTAGCATTGATACCGGTTTAAATGATAATTCAAATGGTAACGCTATTACCTATATTTGTGAGCAATGGTTAAAACAAAATGGCTAGCGCAAAAGATATTCTAGTAAAACCTATTAAATCGTCTGCTGCTAATGCACTTGTTAAAAAAGTACATTATAGCGGCAAGGTTGTACAGAACAGTTCATTACACTTTGGCGTTTTTCTAAACGGCAAATTAGAAGGCGTGATGTCATTTGGTTCGCCAATGGACAAAAGGAAAGTATTACCCTTAGTTAAAGATACTAAATGGAATGGAATGCTTGAATTAAACCGTATGGCGTTTAGCGATGTTTTGCCTAGAAACAGTGAAAGCCGGGCATTATCTATAGCGTTTAGATTAATTAAAAAACATTATCCGCACATTGAATGGATATTGTCATTTAGCGATGGCACGCAATGCGGTGATGGCACAATTTATCGGGCAAGCGGCTTTATTCTTACGCAGATCAATCCTAACAAAACCTTGCTAGAGTTTCCGGAGGGCACAAGAATTGCCAATATGACGTTAACGGCTAACTGGGATAATTCTAGTGTTGCTAGCTTATGCCAACGATTAGGCGTCCCTGTTAAAGCTAGGAGTATAGGGGAATGGAGAGCTTTAGGGGGTAAGCCGTTGAAAGGCTTTCAATTACGATACATTTATTTTTTAAATCCAAAAGCTAAAGATAGATTGACTTGCGATATTCTCCCTTTCTCTGAAATTGAGCGTATGGGTGCAGGTATGTATAAAGGGATTAAAAAATAAAATTTAAGCGTGCGAAGTAGGCGACTATCTTGACCAAAGATAAGGCGGCGGTGCGATACCGACCCGCACGCTCCAATTTTTGAGTGGGTTTTATCAAACAGTGCCGTAAAACTCTGCCCTTCAGGGCGGAGATATAATGCATAGACCGTACAGCAGTCATATGTTAGACTGAAAAAGTGTATTAACAGGGATATGCTCAGGCTTTCTCAATGACGATACACTGTTCAGGCGAGGACATCGCCGTAGAGCTTGTGAAGTGAACCTCGTTAGAGGTCAGCAGCAAGAACCCACCGAGAGTAGCCCACGCAAGGCGTTGGAGCTGGTAGGAATCACCGTCCTTTAGGGCGGAGAGGATGTCAAAGTGTTAAATAAAAAAGCGACAAAACCTAAAATTGAAATCGATTTAGCTAAAGTTGAGGCTTTAGCCGCTAATGGCTTATCACAGCAACAGATTGCGGATAGCTTAGGCATTAGCGAGCGCACATTACGCAATAGAAAAAAAGAAAGCGCTAGTTTTGCGGAAGCAATCCGCAGAGGGAAAAATAAAGGCATTGCTTACGTAACTAATGCTTTATTCAATAAGATTAAAAAAGGCAACGTTACGGCAATGATTTTTTACTTAAAAACACAAGCTGGATGGAAAGAAACACAGGTAAATCAAGTTACCGGCACGGTAGTAAATCAAAACGTTGAGATAACGGAAGACCGCTTTAAAGAGATTGCGGAGGAATTGCTAAAAGAGGTTTAAAAAATGCGTGAGTTTAATAGCGAAGAGAATACCGTTGCTATTGAGCTTGCTAGAAAAGATTTATATTTTTTTACCCGTTGGATGTTTTTGCAGCGCACCGGCAGTCATTGGGTTAAAGCTAAACATCATCAACTAATCTGTAATGCGTTAACTAAAGTCTTTAACGGTGAGATTAAACGCTTAATTATCAACATACCGCCTCGTTACAGTAAGACTGAAATCGCCGTAGTGAATTTCGTGGCGTGGGCAATGGGGCAAGTTCCAGATGCTGAATTTATCCATTGTTCCTACTCTTCAGGCTTAGCTGTTAAAAACAGTTCCAATATCAGAACATTGATCCAACACGAGGCTTATCAATCAATATTCCCTAACGTTACATTAGCTAGCGAGGCTAAAGCGCATTGGGAAACCACGAAAAGCGGTGTTTTTTATGCTACCGGTGCCGGCGGTACGATAACGGGATTTGGTGCAGGTAAAAATCGAAAAAGTTTTGGCGGTGCGATTATTATCGATGACCCTCACAAGGCAGATGAAGCGCGTTCTGATGTGATGCGGCAAAATGTGATCGATTGGTTTCAAAATACCGTTGAAAGCCGCACTAACGGCCCTGAAACGCCTATTATTGTGATAATGCAACGTTTACACGAGGATGACCTCTCCGGTTGGCTGCTAGATGGCGGTAACGGTGAGCAATGGGAGCATTTATGCTTACCGGCAATACAGGATGATGGTACAGCCTTATGGGAAGCTAAACACACAATTGAAAAATTGCGTGAAATGGAGCAAGCCTCGCCGTATGTATTTGCCGGTCAATATCAACAAAGACCGGCACCGCTTGATGGCGGTATCTTTAAACCAGGTCAAATTGAGATTATTGATGCTTTACCGGCGCAAATGAAAATTAAATGGTGTAGAGGTTGGGATTTAGGCGCAACAATAGGCGGCGACCCTACCGCCGGGGCAAAATTAGGAAAATGCGAAGACGGCACGTGGATTATAGCGGATATGGCGCACGGTGATTTACCGGTAGATAAGCGTGATGCATTAATTAAAAATACCGCTACATTGGACGGTAAATTAGTAAAAATCAGTATACCGCAAGATCCGGGGCAAGCCGGTAAAACGCAAGTAGTGAGTTTCTTAAAGTTACTGGCAGGATATAGGGTAAGCACAAGCCTTGAAAATGGGGATAAAGTGACGCGCGCCGAGCCGTTTGCCTCACAAGTAAACGTAGGCAACGTAAAAATGTTACGGGGCGAATGGAATAACGGCTTAATTAATGAGATGAGGATGTTCCCTAACGGAAAACACGATGACCGGATAGATGCGCTTTCAAGGGCATTCAGTGAGTTAATTAGGGGTTCAACATCATATTTTGGATAAATGGTTATGTTTTGGTTTAAAAAGAAAAAAGCACAACAGATTAATAACGTTGATGAAATTAAAAATGAAAACTACTTCATTGACGGGCGAATGGTAAAACAGCCTAATAAAATGTTCTTTTTAGACCAATTACAGGCTATTACCAACAAGAACAACAATATCATTAGCGAGGGTGATTTTGCGCAAGATAGCGATTTTAGCGCAATTAAATTAAACGTTAATCAACCTAATGCTATCAGTACTGAATTAGCTAATTGGTATACTTCTAATAGCTTTATAGGCTATCAGATGTGCGCTATTTTAACGCAGAACTGGCTAATCAATAAGGCGTGTTCAATTCCGGCACGTGATGCCACTAGAAACGGTTATGATATTGTAAGCACTAACGGCGAAGAGTTGCCTACTGAAACCGTTAAATTATTACAGCAATACGATAAAAAATACCGGGCGTTATTTAATGCTGAACAATTTGTCAGAATGGGGAGAATTTTTGGTGTCCGTATCGCATTATTTGATATTGAAACCGACGATCCGGATTTTTACGAAAAACCTTTTAATATTGATGGCGTAGAAAAAGGCAGTTATAAAGGAATTATTCAGGTCGATCCTTATTGGTGTACGCCGCAGATTGTATCTAATGAATTATCAAATCCGGCTAGCCGTTACTTCTATGAGCCTACCTACTGGCTGATCGGAGGTAAACGCTATCACAGATCGCATTTATTTATCTTCAGAAATAGCGAAGTACCGGATATTTTAAAGCCGGTTTACTACTATGGCGGTTTACCAATACCGCAAATCATTATGAGCCGCGTATATACGGCTGAGCGTTCAACAGATGAATCTTTAGGCTTGCTGCTATCTAAAAAAACAACCATATGGAAAACCAATATGGATATGTTTATGGCAGATGCTGAAACAAACGCACAGCGGTTACAAAACTGGATTGATACTCGTGATAATTACGGGATTAAAGTTGGGGATATTGAAGGTGATGAATTTCAACAATTTGACACTACTCTATCCGATCTTGATGAAATTATTATGACGAATTACCAGATTGTGGCGGCAGCGGCGAATGTACCGGCTACTAAATTATTAGGTACTTCGCCAAAAGGATTTTCTAGCGGTGAAGAAGAAACGAAGAACTATCACGAAGAACTAGAAAGCATTCAAGAACACGATTTAACGGAATTTATTGAGCGACATCATCAATTAGTGATTAAATCTTTTGCAGATGAGGAAATCGAAACCTCTATATCTTGGCGTCCGGTTGACAGCCCTACCGCTAAAGAATTGGCGGAACGCAATAAAATGAAGGCGGAAACCGCTAGCACGTTAGTAATGTGCGGCGCAATAGATGGTGAGGATGTCAGATCGGTTATTTCTAAAGATCCTGATTCCGGTTTTCACGATTTAGGCGAAAAGAAAAACAGCTTAGCGGATGATTTAGGCTTTAACGATGAGGAAGCACAGGCATTGAATGAGCTAGGTATCAATTATGAGGAAAGCGAATGAGTTACGGGGAAAACCGTTAAAAGTAGCCGTTTCAATAGGCAACGATTATAGCAGAACGATTAAGCTAGCAATGCGTGCCTTACATAAAGAAACGATGAAAAATGTAGCTGCTTGTTTTGAAGCCTATTCAATGGATGCTAAATATCCTAAATACGGTAGTTTACCTACACAATTAGCATTAGTGATTGGTAGATTATTGAAAAAATACCTCCCTATTTTTACGCATTTAGCAAAGCGCGAAACTAACAAGATGATTAAGCGCGTTGATAAAAATGCGGATGCTACATTAAAGATGAGTTTAAAGGCAATTAGTCAAGATTTGGCAATAAAAACTAATTACACGTCGCCTAAAATGAAAGACATTACTAAAGCTAGTGTTTCAGAAGCTGTAGATTTAATAAAAACCATTCCTAACACTTACTTATCGCAAGTTAAGAAAGTTTCGTTACATTCCATTTCAAACAGCGGTAAAGGGTTCGCTGAACTAAAACCGTTTTTAGAAAAAATGTACAAAGGCAATGAGCGAAAAGCTGAATTAGTTGCATTAGATCAAACGCGTAAGTATTACCAGAACATACAAGCTGAAAAAATGCGGCGGTTAGGGATTAAAAAATTTGAATGGGTACACTCACACGGCGGTGATGTTCCCAGACAAGAACATTTAGCGTTAGATGGAAAGGTTTTCGAATTGGATAATCCGCCTAAAATAGGGGTAATGTATGGGCAAGATGTTTACGGCTACCCCGGTCAATTACCTAATTGCCGTTGCACAATGATACCGGTGGTGGATTTTGGAGAATAACAAATGACTAAATCAAGTAAAAGACTTAGATTATTGTATCTATCTGTAATGAGCCGTAGTTATGCTATGGATGATAAATGGATCACAGTTAAACCGAATGGCGAAGAGAATAAAGGTTCTCACGTAAAAATTTCAGATGATGGCAAAATCTTAGCCGGAATGGGTGGAAAATTTAACGGTGATAAAATTTCTGAAATCCGCAAATCATTTAACGGCCCGAAAACGCCTAGAGGTTTAAAAAAACCTGAAACAACCGAATCTGTAGGAAAACAAGGAAATAACAACATAGCACAGCAAAATGTTGAACAAGCAACAAATACAAATCCGCCACAAACCGCAGCACCTAATGAAAACGTGAGTGAGTCAAATCCTCAAACTGAAAAGCAAGGTAGTAATAAGTCTTTAGGAAATGAATTACCGCCTACTCCTAAATGGTATGATGACATCAGAAGTCAACATCAATCACCGTTTTGGAACGGTAAATTTTACCCCGGCAAGAAATCCGGCGAACACCGTATTTATGTTAGTAATAAAGAATATACCATTACCGATCAGCAGAAACAGGAGCTTGAACAGCACCGCAAAGATTATCAACAGTTTGTAGATTATCAACAAAACCACGGCACATATTTAAATGTACCTTATGAGCAACGTGAAATCGCAAAACAAAACGGTGCTAAATGGAATGCTGAAAATAAACGGTGGTATTTACCGCCGGGCGTAGAGATACCTGACGCACTTGCGGATTTTGCGCCTAAAGCTAAGAAATCCGCTGCTACCGCACCCGAAAAAACAGTTACTCCTACTGCGCCTGAAAAAGCACCGCAGAATGTACCTACAACGCCTAAAGCCGCTCCGGCTGAAGCCCCGGCACAAAGCAAAACAGATAGCAATAAACCTGAAGCCGTTGATAAACAAGTATTTTCAGTACTTAAAGATAACGGCATTAAAGGCACTACTAAGCTATGGAATGACTCACGTATTTATATAGATTTAGATGATAAAAATCCGCGTTATAGAGGGGATAGTACATATAAACTTTATTATGATTTGAAAACTAATAAATTAGTGAGTGATATTGGCAAAGGTATGACAAGCTATGAATTTAGTGAGGCGGTTAGAAAGGTTGAGGCTGCTTTAACGCCTGAAAATCTCTCTAAAGCAAAATCAGATTATGAGAAAGCGGAACAAGAAAAGGTAGCGGCAACTAAAACCGTTAAGATAGGTAACGGAATGACGTTCGCAGTGCCGCCGGTAACCGGTAATTATCACAAGCGGATAATTGAACAGGCAGAATCAACGAGAAATATTGTCGTTGATAAAATTAGCCGCTTAGATCAAGACTACCCTAATTTAACCGAGCAACAACGGGCGGTGGCGCAAAAGAACATTAATGACTTTTTTAGCGATACGGATGCCGGTTCTTGGTCAGATCTGAATGTTAATAAAGATACGCCTTTAAAAAATATTATGAACATTATGATGCAACGATTAAGACAGAAAATGAACAGGTAGCAGATGGAATACGATTATCTAGATGATACTTTCGCCGGTGATTGTGACGACCCTAAGAATTATCCGGATGCCGCAGCACAGGACGAAAAAGAAACCGACGCTAATGGTTGGTTTGAAGTGAGAAACAACCCTCTTTCAAAAGAGGGTGTTTTTTTATATAGCGGTTCTCAAATTACATTACCTGATGGCTCTAGTCCGCCAGACCCTAATAAGATGTATCGTGTTTATAGACCGGCAGAGGAATTAGAGAAAGCGGTAGATACGTTTAAATTAATTCCTTGGGTAGATAACCACGCAATGTTAGGTAGCGAGGAAATAGGCTACACGCCGGCTGAACGTAAAGGCGTTAGCGGTGTTATAGGTGAGGATGTTTATGTAAAAGATGGAACGCTATACGGCAATATCAAAGTATTTTCTGAACGGTTTGCAAAGCAGATCGAGAAAGGGAAGAAAGAATTGTCATTAGGTTATCGTTGTCGTTATGAGTACAAACCGGGCAAATGGAACGGTGAGGCTTATGATTATGTACAACGAAATTTAAGAGGTAACCATTTAGCCCTTGTTGATAACGGGCGAATGGGTAGTGATGTCCGTGTAATGGATAGCGCTGATGAGCTGGAAAATACAGGGCATTTTACATTTACTTGTGATTCAACAATGGAGCATTTAATGAACGAAGAAGAATTGACCGAACAAGTCAAAAAACTAGTTTTAGCAGTAGCTGAATTAAAGAAAGCTAGAGAGGGCGCACCTGATGAAACATTACCGCCTGATACTGAAGATGAGGAAGAAGGCGGCGCACCTGATGATTTTCCATTAGGTGAAGATTTAGACGAAGAGCCTGATACTGAAGATGAGGAAGAAGGTAAGAAAACCGATCAAGAGAAGATGTTAGATATTATCGAAAATCTCGCAAACCGTGTATCTAAACTTGAACAATCCTCAAGTACTGATGAGGATGAAGAAGGTGAAGAAAATACCACTGAAGATGAAGATGAAAAAGAGGATGTAAAAGCAATGGATGAAGCCGCTATTGTGCGTAAAGTTACTAAAAACATTACCGAACGCAATGCACTATATAAACGCGTTACCCCTCACGTAGGCGCATTTAATGTTAGCGCAATGGATAGCAAAGCGGATGTTGCCGCCTACACTTGTAAGAAATTAGGTGTAAAAGTGGCTAAAGGTAATGAAATTGCGTTTGTTGAAGGCTATCTAGCGGCTAATAAAGCGCCTAAAAATCAAAAAGCGGTTTCTGTAGCGCAAGACGGCTTTTCAAATCCTAGTAAATTGTTTTTCAAAGACCAACTATAAAAGGTGACAAAATGGCATTTCAAACAAAAGTAAATATTGAGCAAGGCTTTGGGGTAAGCGGAGATATTCATTTAGACTCCCCTGCCCGCACCGAGTCATTAATCATTGATTCAAAAGGGGCAGCACCTAACATTGTAGGTTATGCGTTCACTAAAGATGCTAAGACTAACATTGCTAAGGTTGGCGGCGAAATTGCGGCAGGTCGTGTGTTTGCCGGTATTTTAGTTAATTCAAAAGAATATCCGTTATATGGCACTACTAAAGGCGCATTAGAGCCGTCTTTAGCGATTGCGGATGGTATTCACGGCGATATGTTAACGATGGGCGATATTGTTGTTCAGGTAGGCACTAAATGCGATATTGGAGATTTAGTTGTTTATGACAACACTACCGGCGCATTATCTACCGTTGCGGCAGGCACTGCTGACGCCGGATCGGGTAAAACCTTTGTACCTAATGCCGTTGTTTACCGTTATCCGGTAACCGCAAATGGTGGTTTAACTGTTATTCGTTTAACTAACTAAGGAATGAAACATAATGCAACAATTATCACAGAAAAAACAAGCTATTAGCGGACGCACTTTTGCCGATCGTCTATCAAAAAATAAACCGGTCATTGCAATGGACTCCGCAGATGTAGAACGTTATAAAGATTTGGAACATTTGGGGATCGGCTTTACTGATAAATACTTGCGCGACGCACCGGATGTTTACGGTATGGATGATGTTCAAGGTGGTGTTTATACGCCTAGCGGTGGTGCGCCTATTCAGTTTTTACAGACCTTTTTGCCTGGTTTCGTGCGTGCAGCATTAGCCCCTCGCAAAATTGATGAGATTGTAGGTATTCAAACAATCGGGGAATGGCACGATGAAGAAGTTGTCCAACCTGTACTTGAAACTTTAGGGGATGCCGTACCGTATGCCGATCTTTCTCCTGTTCCGTTATCTAGCTGGAACGCAGCATTTGAGCGCCGTACTGTAGTGCGTTTTGAAAAAGGGATTAAAGTAGGCACATTGGAAAGCGCGCGTGCTAGCGCAATGCGTTTAGATAGCGCAAGCGCAAAACGTACCGCCGCGGCTAATGCTTTGCATATCCAACGTAACTTAATCGGGTTTAGAGGTTATAACGATGGTAATAGCCGTACTTTTGGTTTACTCAACGATCCGTCGTTATTACCTTATGAAACGGTATCGGATGGCGCAGCCGGTTCTCCTAAATGGAGCAAAAAAACCTTTTTAGAAATTACAGCAGATTTACGTAATGCGTTCACACAGCTTGAAATCCAATCTAACGGCGTAGTAGATGCACGCAATACCCCTACTGTATTAGCATTGCCTACCGGCGCAAGTAACTTCTTATCAGTAGTTTCTGAAATGGGTATTAGCGTTGAGCAATGGTTAACTGAAACTTATCCGAAAAACCGTCGTGTTACCGCACCGCAATTCCAAAAAGCTAACGGCGGTGCTGATGTGTTCTACCTCTTTGCGGAGGAAGTTTACGGTGATGATTCTGATGATGATAACCGCGTATTTATTCAAGTTGTACCGGCGACCTTTATGGCGTTGGGTATTGAAAATAAATCGAAAGGTATCGTTGAGGATTATACCAACGCAACAGCAGGGGTAATGTGTAAACGACCTTATGCGGTTTACCGAGGCACCGGTATTTAATTTAAAACTGTAACAACAAGCCGCCTTAGTGCGGCTTTTTTATTTTCTTGAGGAGATTAATTTATGGCTTACGTTTATTCAACACTTACCGCAGACAATACTTATGTGATTTATGCCAAAGGTGGCGCAGATTTAAAAGTGAGAGAACACGCTATCACAATTAAAGGTGGCACAGGTTTGGCGGACAAACGCTTTATTACACCGCTAGGCGTTTCTACACAAGTTAGTGATGAGGATTTAAAACTGTTAGAGGCTAATGAGGTCTTTAAATTACATAAAGATAACGGCTTTATCATTGTACAGGAAAGCAACAAACAGGAAGACCCTGAAAAAGTAGCTAGTGATATGGTAACACGTGATGAAAGTTCTCCGGTTACCCCTAGCGATTTTGAAGTGGATGACGATCCTGATAGCACCGTTATTAAAGTTACTACTAATACCCGTAATACCAACAAACGCAATAAACGCTAGGAGTTAAAAATGGAAATTGCAACATTTAAAAAGATGTTTTCAGTATTTGAGCAATCGGATGATGAAACAATTTCACTATGGGCAGATGTTGCAAATACCTTTTTAAAAGAAAGCTGGGCGTTAAGCGGAAAAACCTTTGAACACGCGCACTTACTTTTGACGGCGCATTTATTGCACTTGGCTACTAAAGTTAATAGCGGCAGTGAAAACGGCACTACCGGCGTTGTAGCAAGTGCAAGTCAAGGCAGTGTAAGCGTTTCATTTAGCACGCCTCAAACTTCTAACGGTTGGCAGTATTGGCTATCTACTAGTCCTTACGGTTTGCAATTATGGGCATTGCTTAAACAGTTATCCGCTGGCGGTTTTTATATAGGCGGATTGCCTGAACGTAAGGCAGTTAAAAAGGTAGGCGGCGTATGGCTTTAGATAAGTTCAAGCAAGTATTACAAGCAAGGTTAAAGCAAGCGCAATCTATCAAAAATAAAGTAGTGAAAGTAGGTGTAGTTGAACATCAACACTATGATGATGATACCCCTGTAGCTTTCGTAGCAAGCGTACACGAGTATGGTACACACGACGAGCATATAAAGCCACGTCCATTTTTCAGACCTACCATTGCGGAAAATGAAAGTGATTGGAAGAACACTATCATTAGGGCGATCGTTAACGGCGGTAATGGCGAACAAATCCTTGAAAAGGTAGGAATGTTAGCCGCAGGGCAAGTACAAAAGACAATTGCAAGTATTGACAGTCCTCGCCTTGCCACATCAACCTTGATCGCACGTAACCGTAAACGGCACAAAAACGGCAGGAAGCCTAAAGCTATATCAATTAAGCCGTTAATAGATAGCGGATTAATGATGGCGTCCATCACGTATAAAGTAGCAGATAAAGGGGATGAGTAATGGATTTGCACACGATAGCCAATAATGCGATCACAGTAGTTAATCCTAATATTCCAGCCGTATTAAAACTTAATGAGGGTTATACGGTAGATGATACCGGCGCAAGGATAGCTAAATTCTCACAAGTTAATGTTGAGATACAGGCACAAAGTTTAAGTACTGCGGATTTATCGTTATTTGATACGTTGGCGCAACAAGGACAAATGTTAAATGTTTATATTTACGGACAAATCCACGCTTTACGGCGCATATCGCAACAGGGGGCGGACACGTTAACGTTTAAAGCATTTGGCGAGGATAAGCCGTCTGAATGGCTAATTAAACAGGTAGCGGAATCATTCCCTACTTGGTGCAAGGTGGTAGTATGGCGGCAGAATTAGAGGTAACGCACAATGATATTTATAGGGATGTGCGAGCATTATTATTAGATCTTTTTCAATTACCAAGTGAAAATGTAATTAGAGGGTATAGTAATAATGTTCCTCTACCTAACGGCGATTTTATCTTGATGAATATCATTAATGAAACCGATCTCTCTACTAACGGATGGTTTTATTTAAAAGAGGATAATAAGGTCGAGGCATTACAAAGCGTTGAAGTCTTGTTACAAATTGATTTTTACGGCAAAGAATCGGCTAAAAATGCACGTATCTTTTCTAACTTATGGCGTGATTTTTACAGTTCTGAACGGTTAAAAGTATGCCAACCTTTATATTGTAATAATCCTAAATACTTACCTTTCACTAATGAGCAAAACCAATATGAAGAGCGGTATATGGTTGAGGCTTATCTAACGTACATTCCAGTAGCAACCTATGATCAAGATTATATTGATAACGTAGGTGAAATTAATCTCAATAAACTATAAAAGGAGCAAATATGTTCAAATCTATTCCGGCGTCTCAAATCGTTAGTGTAAATCCGGCGATTTTAAGCGCAGGTGGTAACGCATTATCACTTAATGGGGTTTTTATCTCAAAGAATAAAAATTTACCAACGGCGCAAGCGGTTGAATTTCCTAATGCTAGTGCGGTAGGTGATTATTTTGGCTTAGATTCAGATGAGTACAAAGCCGCACAAATCTATTTTATGGGGTTTGATAATTCCTCAATTAAGCCTAGCAATATGATTTTTATGGCTTACAACGAAGCCGCAGAAGGTGCTTTTTTACTGGGGGCGTCATTGAAAGGAATGAAACTCACAGCATTAAAGAAAATTAGCGGCAATTTAACTATTAGTATTGATGGTACAACCGCCAATGAAACTAATATTGATTTAAGCGGCGCAACTAGTTTTTCAGATGCTGCACAAAGTATTAAAAATGCACTAATTACTACCATTAGTGATATTAATGTTGAATTTGATACACAACTCCAATCCTTTAAAGTCATTTCTCCTAAAACAGGGTCTACTTCAGAAGTAAGTTTTGCAACGGGTGATATAGCGGATACTTTAGGATTAAGTGAGAAAGCTGGTGCAATTATCAGTTTAGGTAGTGATGCAAGTACACCTATGAGCGTGATGGAAGCCGTAACTAAATCAACCTTAAACTGGGGTACATTTACGACTATTTTTGAGCCGTCTATTGAAGATAAATTAGCTTTCGCACAATGGTCTAACGCGCAAAATAACCGCTTTATGTATGTACCTTGGGGGTTTGAAGCAGCGGCAACACAAAACGGCAATATCTCCTGTTTTGGTGCGCAACTGAAAGAAGCTAAATATAGCGGCGTATGTTGTCCTATTTATGGGGGATTGGATAAAGCGGCGTTTATTTGCGGCACTACTGCTGCGATAAACTTTTCTGAACGTAGAGGGCGTATTACCTTTGCTTTTAAAGGGCAATCAGGATTAAAAGCAGATGTTACAGATGCAACGATTGCTAAAAACCTAGAGGGTAACGGTTATAATTACTATGGTGCTTGGGCAACAGCAAACGATCGCTTTTTATTCCTCTACCCGGGCAAGATGTCGGGCGATTGGGATTATATGGATACGTATGTAAACCAGATCTATTTAAACAGCCAATTACAATTAGCGTTAATTAATATGTTACTGATCAATAAAGCCGTTCCATACAATGCGGAAGGTATCGCAATGCACCGGGCAGCGTGTAGCGATCCAATCAATGAAGCATTGAATTTTGGATCGATTCAAATTGGCGTAACGTTATCAGAACAGCAGAAAAATGCGATTAATAACGCTACCGGCATTGATGCAGCCGCATTGGTAACCGCACAGGGTTACGCTTTATATATCGGTGAAGCTACCGCACAGGCTAGGGCTATGCGCTCTACTTATCCTATGAAGTTATATTACGCAGACGGCGGAAGCGTTCACTCCATCAACTTATCTAGCGTTGCAGTTCAATAACGCAAATCAAACAAACCTATCAACAAATCTATAAGCGGCATTTGGTAAATCACTAAATGCCGTTTTTTCCATATTCTAAAAGGTGATTTTTAATGCGTACAAATAAAGTTAAAACACTTACATCAACTAACAGCGTATTGTTGTTACGTTCAAGCGGCTTTAATGATAATTGGGTTAAGATTGAGCAATACGCCGCAGATAATGCTTTTGATTTTGGGCAAGGTGCTATAGCAGAAACATCAATGGGCGTAGATGGCGTACAATCAGGCGGATTTACACCGTATGAGGTCGATTTTAATGTTCACTTACAAGCCAACTCCCCTAGCCGTGATTATTTCGATCAAGCAATCAACTATTTCAACAATCAGCAAGAGGTCGCCGCATTTGATATTTCTTGTGAAATTCCATCAATCCGCAAGCGTTATCAAGCAACAGGCTTTTTAACACAGGTAATTACCGGCACTAACGCTAAAAAAATGTTAGAGGCGGCCAATTACACATTCAAGATTGTGATTCAATCGATTGAAGATATTTAATTTTACTCCTAGCCGCTTACGTATTTTGTAGGCGGTTTCTTTTTTTGAGGTGAAAAAATGAGCTTAAAAACAAAAGAAATTATTATTGAAAGCGGTAGAGATAAAGGCACTAAATTTATTATTGAAGAAATGCCTATTGCTAAAGCGGATAAATGGGCAATGAAACTCTTTCTAGCGTTATCCGGTGCAGGATTTGATACAAGCAATCTTAATAATGGGATGGTATCCGTTGCCGGTTTAACGGTTGCTGTATTGAGAAATCTACCGGAAGAAAAAGTCATTGCGTTATCAGATGAATTACTTGAATGCGTGAAAATTGTACCGGATGGCGGACAGCCTAGAGCGTTAAACCTTAATTTCAATGATATTCAGGATGTAACTACATTATTTAAGTTGCGTATGGAGGTATTGAAATTACACATTGGTTTTTTGCTACCCGGGAATACCCGGATTTAGGCGTAACGCCACCATCACAAAATGAGGGGTATTTAAACTTAAGTAATATTTGCGGTGCTTTAATTTCCGCAAGGCTTGCTACTTTGCACGAGTTACAGACCATTTATAGCGTGGAAGATGCAATGGATTTAATGGAAGTACTAAGCGTTGATAACTATAACGATAGGATGATGAGAAATGTCAAACATAATTGATTCACTTTTCTTTGAATTAGGAATTACCGGCGATTTTGAAAGACAGGTTAATGATGCCTTAAAAAACTTAAATGATTTTGATGCTGGCGTTAAAAACACTGAAAAAACCGCAGATAATTTAGGGAAAAGTGCGAAACAAGTAGGCGGTATTTTCTCACAACTAGCACAATTATTCGCAAAAGGTGCTGGATTTGATGCTATCGCTAAAGACGCTAGTATTGCCAATGATGAACTTAAGGCATTAGCTAAAAATCTAGGCTTGAACGCAGAACAATTAGCGGCGTGGGAACATTCCGCTAATTTGAATAATGGTTCCGGCAAAAGCGCTATTAATTTCATCAAAAATCTATCTAACAATTTAATGCGTGATGCCACAGAGGGCAATAAAACCGTATTAAATATGCTTTCTGAATTAAATGGCCAATCGGATGAAAAGATTGATATATTTAATGACGATCACACTGTAAAAAAAGCAGATGATATTTTGCTAGAGATGGCGGACAGATTTAGCAAAATGGATCGGAATAAAGCCTATTCCATTGCCTCTAAAATGGGTATGGATGATGGCTTATTTAACACGTTGGCAGAGGGCAAGGAAAGCGCCGCTAGCAAGTTAAACATTGCAGGATTAGATCTAGAGCAAAAGAAACGCAGAGAGCTTGAAAAGCTAAAACAACAGGGCGAAAAGCAAAGCCAAAAAAACGTTAAAGTAGCCAAAGATTTACTAGAAGCCGTTACTAAATTCACTAAAGTGTTAGGGGCTTTAGGCACAATGGTAATGGCAGGTGTAGGGTTTGAGCGCTTAATTGAAGATATGGCTAACTTCAATAAAGAGCTTGATAACACTAGTAAAAATATTGGCGTAACCTCAACCGCTTTAACTAATTGGCGTGGCGCAGCAGCATTAGCCGGCGGCTCCGCAGAGGGAATGACTGGCTTTTTAGGTCAATTACAAAACAGCTTTAACCGCCTAGCAATTATGGGCGACACCTCCTTAGTCCCTGTATTTAATGCCTTTGGTGTAGGCGTGCTAGATGCTAGCGGAAAAGTGCGTGATTTAAATGATGTACTGATAGATTTATCCGCTAGTATGTCAAAAATGGATCGGGTTCAAGCGCATACCTTAGCACAATCATTAGGTATGGATGACGGCACATTCAATCTATTGATTCAAGGTCCTGAAAAAGTAAACGCTTATTTAACTAAGGTAAGCGGTCTATATAAATCCACTGAACAAGATTTAGCTACATCACAAAAACTAACAGAGTCAATCAGTTACATCAATGAACAATTCAACGCCTTGAAATTAATGATTGCTAATGCCGTAACGCCGGTATTAGTTAAGATGGCGGATTATGTTACTGAATTCTTTAATTATCTACAGAAACACGAAGGCTTAGTTAAAGGCGTATTTTACGGATTTGCTACCGCCTTATCCGTTGCATTGATACCTACTTTAATCACGGCAGCCGGCGCAGCGTTAGCGTTTATGTCGCCATTTTTACTAACCATTTCAGCAATCTTAGGAGTGGCAGCCGCAATAGGCTTACTTTATGATGATTATGTAACTTGGGCAAATGGCGGGGAAAGTTTATTTAACTGGGATGTTTTCATAAAATGGATTAAAACCGCCAACCTCTCGATAGATAACCTTAAAAGTGCGATTTCCTTTTTAATAACCGGTTATAAAGATTGGGGCAAGGCACTTCAAGCCGGTAAAGATTGGCTAGAATTAAAAGGCTTTACTAAAAACGGTGAGATGTCCATTTCATCATTGGCAACAGGTTTCAGCAATCTTGCTAAAGATTTATGGAATACCTTACTACCTGCAATTAAAGCGGTAAGCGGCGCAGTAAGTAAAATGCTAGATGGCGATTTTAGCGGTGCTTGGGAAGATTTAAAAAATTTAAGTGTAAGTGCGTTTAACGGCGCAACTGATTTGTTAAAGAAAACCTATAAAGAAGCAAAAGATAGATTTACCGGTTTTTATGATCTCGCCGGAGGACACGATCCGGAAACCGACAAAAATTCACTTACTCAAAATACAAAAACAGGTAATATTTTTAATAAGGGTAAAATAAGTGAAGTCGATCGCAAACTGTTAAAAGATTTAAATGACCTAGGTTATTCAGATGAAGAAAAAGCGATGTTTTTAGCTACCATTAAACACGAAAGTAATAGCTATTCAACGCTAAAAGAAAACGGAAATTATCGTTCAGTTGAACGGATGCAAGAGGCAAACATCAAGAGAGCTAAAGACGATCCTAATGGTGCAGCAATAGCTATTTCTCAAGGTGAAGACGCTATATTAGAATTTATGTATGGCGGTAGAATGGGGAATAACGAGGCTGGAGATGGTGCTAAATACAAAGGGCGAGGGTTTATTCAGATAACCGGCAAGGATAACTATAAAAAAATAGGAGATGCTTTAGGGGTTGATCTGGTTAAAAATCCTGAATTACTGGAAACAGATAGAGATTTAGCACTAAAAGCCTCTATCGCTTGGTGGGAAATAAAAAAAACTGAAAGTGAAAACTTTAGAAATGCAATCAATAACGGTGATTTCAAAACGGTAACTAAAGGGGTTAATGGTAGCTTAAATGGATGGGATGATCGCTTAGCTAAATACAATAATGCTAGAGACATTATCTTAAATGGTGATAATACTTACAATTCCCAGTATGTTACTAATAACGATGGCGATACTCAAAACAATACTGTTATCAATCAGCAAGAGAAGACTATTGAGGTAGCTAAACGGCAAGAAAGCGATGCAGCCTTACTAACTAAGGGGATTAATACGCTTATTAATCTTGCTAATAAGCCGTTTGTAGGTGAAGAGATAGCGCAAGCCGCCAACAAAGCACAACCGCATATCGCAGCAATGACTAACCTTGCAAGAGGTCAAAATGTAGTCAATAACAATCAAACAGAAGTTGCAATCAATGGAAACATAGTTGTAAACTCTACTTCTCCAACAATTAGCGGTACAGTGGGCGATGCGATGGAGGGTGTAAGTCGTAGAATTGTCGTGCTTAACCGCAATAACTATGGGCTAAGCTAATGTTAAAAAGATTAATTCCTTTGTGTGTTATTACATTAATTTCAAATAATGCTTTTTCGGATGAAAACCTATTTTTTTGCGAGACAGAAAATGGGAAAAAGATTTATTTATCAAAAGATAATGAATTTTTTACTTATAAGGCAATAAATGCAAAAACAGGCGAGAAGGAATTAATCTTTAAAAATAGAATTGAGGATGTTAGAGAGATCACTCCAGAAGATTATCAATACACAGGACGAAGCTTAAACTATTCATATGAAGTAAAAAACGGAAGCTATTCATACGTTTTAACAACATCAACTGATAGAATTACTTTAGAGAATAGTTCATATATAACGATTTTAAAAAACGGCAAGGACATTAAAGAGCTAATCTGTAAAAATAACCGGAATAAAGAAGAAAGTATAAATTTTGATACTAAAAATGAAGAAGAAATTATCTACCAGGAAGGAACTTACAAAGTTGGCATAGATATACCTGAAGGAGAATATAAGCTAATTGAAACAGATAGTGATTTTGGTGGCTTTTATAGGGTATATCTAAATTCTGGCGATAAATTAGGATCTATTGTAACAGGCGGTTCATTTAAGCGGATGACTTATGTTACTGTTAAAAAGGGGCAATATCTTGAGTTATCAAGATGTAATGCGGAAAAAGTAAACTAGTCTAGATAAGTTTAATTATTATGAGTAAATATACCGTTAAAAATGAAAATATTCCTGAAAAACTAGAAAGTATCTTATCCGTTTATCATAATGGGAAAGTTATTTTTAGTCATAAATTCGGTGCTTTAATTATTAGTTATAAACTATCTTTATCAGGTACTTTTCTTGCCGTTAATCTTGCAGATAGTCAGCACGATGATGCTGGTAAGGTATTTATTTTTAATTTAAAAGACAATCAGATCTTATTTTCAGGATTTATTGATATAGGATATATATCAGAATTTGATTTCTTGGGGGAAAATGAAGATTTATACGCAACAAATCATTTTGGCTCTTATGAAATAAAGAAAAACGGTGAAGTTGTTGATATAGATAAGGTTTATTATGATGCGGTAATGGCGGCAGATACTTATTCTATTGAATATATCGAACCTTATTTAGAAAGTAATAATTTTTCTGAAGATGCTATTAAGCAAGTAGTTCATTCATTAGATCGGATTATTGATAGTCAATTTAATCAATTTCACGGCATATCTTGGGCGGCGACAGCACTAAGAAGACGCGGTGAGTATTTAGAGATGTTAAATGAAAATAATGAAGCTCTTTTAAACTATATTGATGCTATTTTTTTAGATCCTAAAATAGGCGTAAAAAGGAAACTAGCAACATTAAGTAAGAAACTAGGAGTAAATTTACAGGATATTAAGCCATCAGATAGGGCATTAAGGATTAAAGAAAGTTGTGAACAACATAGGGAAATATCATCAGCTAAATCACGTGCAGATTGGGAATATATCCAAAACGGTGGTATTGAAACTGTTATATCTTCAGGCATAAACATTAATATAAAATCCCAATTTAAGGATGAAACAAAAGAACAATATAAAAATAAGGCAGAAAGTGGCTCCTACTTAAATAGTGCTAATACGCCTCGAAGTAAATTTACCGACAATGGAAGAAAAAGATCTACCGCCATTTTACTTGCTTTATTGACTGGGTTTGTAGGCGGTCATAAATTTTACTTAGGCAGACCAATTCAAGGGGTCTTATGTATTTTATTGGTTTTTAGTGGCTTAAGTTTTTTGTGGGCTATTATTGACGTATTTAGATTAATTTTTATGAGTAATGAAAAATTCAATCTAAACTACAACACGGTAAATAACGATAGCGGATTAAAAAAACGGAGCTATATAGAAACTATCATTATAACTTGTTTTGTTTTATTTAATATTGTTATGGCAATCTATTTATTCTCAATTTATGATAGAGCCGGATTAATCATTGGGGATTGGAGTCAAATTCCATTACTGGCGATCCCTTTCGTAAAAGCACAGATTGATGATACCATTTTAAAATGGATCGCCGGTGATATTATTCTAGGATTGTTTCTATTCTTCATACGAAAAAAGAAGTCTAACTAAATCATCATTAGATAGCGTTTTCATAAAAGACGCTATCATTTCTTCTAAAAACGCCGTTTCGCAATCATTCGCACCGCAGATAGATAACTGTTCATCAATCCTTGATACGATTTCATCAACGCCTAGCATTTCGATTAGCGCATAATCTTGATCAATCAACCATTGCTTAAATTTCAGTTTCATACTTTCCTCCTCGTTTTTTTGAGATGTTATCAATAAATTAGATGTGATGTGCTAGTTGCGTATCAAAAGTGCGATCGTGATTCCAAAAATTAAAAAAAGAGGTTTTTATGTGGAATTCTATTGGCATTCCTAGCGTTCCGGGTTTGCCTAGTAACATAGGCAACGCTGCAATAAAAATGGGTGGCGGATTACTAATTAATGCGATTTTTGGCAACTATTGGGGCATTTTCGATCAGAACGGCATACCGCTTTTATTAGCGGATAACGTTAAATCCGTTAAATATAAAAATACTTCAAAAGTATCTACCGCGCCGCTAGAAATGGGGTCATTTTCTAACTATAACAAAGTAATAGAGCCTTATAGCGTAGATGTCATAATGACTAAAGGTAGCGGTGGCGTGGTAGAGCGAAGCGCCTTTTTAGGCTTGCTTGATACGTTTGCCAACAGCACTGATTTATTTATGGTAATAACGCCTGAAGCTATTTACCCTAATTGCAATATTACGGGATATGATTATTCGCGCGAGCATAATGATGGCGCAAGGCTTTTAAAAGTGAATATCCATTTACAAGAAATTAGAGAAGTTAAAGCGGAATACACTGAAACGAAAGCGGATACCTCAAGCAGTATACAAAAACAAGGTAAAGTATCGCCTACAGAAATACCTAATAACGGTGCTAACAAATCAGCCCTGAAGCAAATGAGTGAAGGACTTAAAAGCGGCATTGATAGCATTAAGAACATTTTCAAGGGGCAATAATGGCAATCTATTCAATACCGTTAAAAGCAACGCCTAATCAAGAATTAATCGTTAACTTAGGCAATCAAAATATAGGCATTACGGTAATCACTAGAAACAATAATAGCCTGTATATTTCGGTAACCGCAGATAGTGAAACTATCATTAATAACCGTATTTGTCGGGCTAATCAGCCTTTAATTGATGCGCAATACAAGCCTATTAATGGGGAATTAATGATTGTAGATAAATTAGGGGATACCGACCCTAGATGGCAGGATTTAAATAGCCGTTACATACTCTACTGGATAGATAAAGATGAGCTTTAGCAAAAAACGATTAAAAGTTACATTATATTTAGGCGAAAAAGACAAGGCTTTTGATGATAAGGGTAATAATACTGTTACGTTAGAAAATTTTAGAGTATCAGCACAAATACAAAGTGGCAACGGTCAAGGCGTATCACCTACCGCTAAAATAATGATATGGGGGCTATCTCAAAATATCATTAATCAAATCACTAAAATCCATTGGAACACGGAACTATCCAATTTAAATAGCGTAAAACTAGAGGCGGATAATGGCGATGGTATCTATCACGTGGTTTATCAGGGTACTATCTCTTTCGCCTATCCTAATTTTGGTAGCGCACCGGAAAATATCTTAACGATTGATTCGGTAACCGCATTAAATCATCAGGTAGTACCGGCAAAACCTATCAGCGTAAACGGCATAGCGGATGTAGGGAAAATCATTGAGACCATTTGCAATAATATGGGAATGCGATTTGAGAACAACGGAGTAGATTTGAAATTATCAAATCCTTACTTACCGCAAACGGAGTTAGAAAAAATACGCCGCTTGTGCGAAACCGCTAATTTTAGCTTGTATATCGACAAAGATACGATTGCCATAGCACCTAAAGACCAACCTAGAAAAACAAAGGTAGCGTTATTATCGCCTAGTACCGGCTTGATTGGCTACCCCGTCCCTAATTTACAAGGTATCACCTTAAAAGCGCTTTACGATCCGAGTGTGATTTTTGGCGGCGTGATTGAGATTAAAGATAGTTTAATTGAAATGGCTAACGGTCAATGGCGTGTTTTCGGTATTACGTACTATTTAGAGAGTGAACTACCTAATGGTAGGTGGGAAATGGAGATTCAATGCGCCAACTTAACAGGAGGGGCTAAAGTTGCAAAATAACAATTACGGATTGATGAGCGTTGAGGAAATATTTAACGGTGATGGTAATTTTCAGATATTACAATTAATCAATCGTATTCAAACCGTTACTTTAGTTTTGGTTAAAGCCGTAAATGCTACCGGTGTAAATCCTGTAGGTACAGTTGATGTACAACCTATGGTAGCGCAGCTTGACGGTCAGGGCGGCATACACGAACACGGCATTATTTACAACGTCCCATATTTTAGGCTACAAGGCGGTAAAAATGCGGTAATTATCGATCCGCAAGTAGGCGATATAGGGATGTGCGGATTTTGTAGCCGTGATATTAGTTCCATTAAAAACACGAAAAAGCCGAGTTCACCTCAAAGCCGCCGCAAGTTTGATTATGCGGACGGCTTATTTTTTGGCGGTTTTTTAAACGGCACCCCTAATCAATATATCTACTTTAAAAATGGCGGAATAGATGTTATTTCGCCGGGCGTGATTACGTTGCGATCTAGTAAAGTGATTATTGATGCGCCGGTAGAAACGACCTCTACCATAACATCATCAGGCGATATGATAGCCGGCGGTATTTCGCAACAAAACCACACACACCCGGGCGATAGCGGCGGCACAACAGGAGCAGCACAATAATGGATACGTTATTTTTACACCCCGATAAATGGGATTTAGCGGTAGATGATGCCGGTAATATTGCGCTTGCTAAAGACCCTTATTCAAAAGCGCAAGACGTGGCTAGCGCAATCAGGTTATTTAAAGGCGAGTTGTATTACAACACAACGAAAGGCATACCATATTTTGATGAGACGCTAGGTAAAAAGCAATCTTTTGCATTGTATCAATACCGTTTAGAAAATGCGGCGTTGAGCGTTCCGGGCGTAGTGCGCGTAAAAGCAAAACTAGGCAGCAATGATAATAGAAATTTAACAGGTCAGGTATTTTTTACCGATCAGCAAGGTAAGGAGTTATCAATAAATCTATGAGTATACCCAATATTAAATTTACGCCGGAAGGCTTAGTTTTACCCACTGAACAAGAGATTTTAAACGCTTTATTTGATGTTTTTGACAAGGCGTTTAGCACAGAGTTAAACCGCAATTTAGAAACGCCACAAGGGCAAATCATTACCGCTTTAACAGCAATTATAGCGGATAAAAATAATCAGATTGCGTGGTTGGCAAATAATCTAGATCCATTATACAGCGATGGCAGGATGCAAGATGCGATCGGGAATATTTATTTTTTAACACGTAAAGGGCAAATTAATTCAACCGCTATTTGTGAATTTTCTGGAATGCCCGGAACAACAATACCGGCAAATTTTGAATTGATTGATACTAATAACAATCAATGGTTTTTAAAAAAATCCGTATCAATCTTACAAAACGGTACAGTAGAGGGCGAGGTTGTTGCTAACGGTACTTATAGCGCAGAAAGAAACACTATCACGAAAATGAAAAGCGCTATTGTAGGTTTGGATGCGGTAATTAATAAAACCGCCGCTATTAAAGGCACACCGCTAGAAAGCCGCCTAGACTTCGGTAAACGTATCAGAAACAGCGTAGCGATTAACTCACAAGGGATGGTAAACACCGTTTATTCAAAAGTTGCCAATCTTGAGGGCGTGCTAGATTGCTATGTTACTGATAATCCTACTGATAATGCTATTACAGTAGGTTGCACTAATTACAGTTTAGTGCCGCACAGTGTTTATGTGGCAGCGGTAGGCGGCGATGAAAAAGAAATTGCTAAAACAATATGGATTTATACCGGAAATGGTTGCGATTATAACGGTAATAAACAAATTGATATAGCGGATGACAATTATAAAATTCCTAAACCTACTTATAAAATTAAATTTATGCGACCTACCTCAACGCCTATCTATTTTCAAGTAAAAGTAAGGCGAGGCGCACAGGTAGATTATGAAAACACGGTTAAACAAGCGATTATCAATGAATTTAATAACGAAACCATTAATAGAATAGGACAGCCGCTATACGCTATGGAATACAGTAAGGCAGTTATTAACGCATTAACTGGAAGTAAATTACTAGATATTGATGTATCGCTTACCGCCTCAAATTATAGAGATTACGTGGAATTAGGTATCGACCAATATCCTACCGTAAGCGCAGATAACATAAAGGTATTATTAATATGATTGATGTTAAACAAACAATCATTAGCCAATATGCCAACAGTCCAATTATTTGCGGATTGATCGAAAGTTTAAATGATTGTTTAGACCCTAGTAAAAACATTGATGATTTTTACCGCACTATCTGGAATCTCTCTACAGCAGAGGGCATAGGCCTAGACATATGGGGGCGGATATTAGGCATAAGTCGTTATATTTTAATTACTGAAAAAAATCAGTTTCTAGGCTCTAGTTTGGCAGATAAGGATTTGCAAAATTTTAAGCTAAACACTAACTACAAAATGAATGATGAAATGTTCCGCTCTATGCTATTTATTAAGGCTTATAGCAACATCATTTATTGCACCGCTTATCATATCAATCAATTACTTACCAACCTATTTAAAAAGCGAGGGCGTGCGTATTACGTTAAAAACGGCACAATGAAAGCTCGTTATGTTTTTGAATTTAACTTATCAGCAGCAGAAAAAGCGGTTTTAATCAGTACAGATTTACTCCCTAGACCTACAGGTGTTTTAATTGATTATTATGAACCTGATATTACGAAAACATTCGGCTTTATTGAATCAGGGTTAGCACCTTTTGGTGAAGGCGCGTTCTATATAGGCGATGCCTAGTCATTAAATAGTTTCTCTTCTTACTTACACCCGCTCCAGAAATGGAGCGGGTTTTTTATTGCCAAAAAAAAGGAAAAGTTATGAATTTACCTAAATTACTTGCTAAAGCGTGGGCATTAACAGGATTAAAAAACGATATTCCGGATGATAGAAGCTCTACTCTATCTGATGAACGTGCCACTTATTCAGACGGTTTCCCTCAAATCACAATGACGCCTATAGCACAAGGCGGTAAAGCACCGTCCGGCAAAGATATGAACGGCGTATTAAATGAAATTACCTCGCACATTGTTTTCCAGAATAAGGGCGGAAATTACCTTTTTAATCAAGAGTTTGCGGACAAAATAGGCGGTTATAGTAAAGGGGCGGTATTAATTAATGATAATTATACCGCCTTTTTTATTAGCTTAGTTGATAATAATTTAACCAACTTTAATACAGTAAGCTATGCCGGCTATTGGGAAATAATCGCTACTACTGACATTAATGATTGGGTTAAACCTAAAACTATTACATCAAGCACTAATAACACTGTAGATAATACAGGGCATACGCATAATATCGATAAAGCTAGCACATCAAAAAGCGGTATTGTCCAGCTTACTAGTGCGTTAGATAGCGACAACGAAACATTAGGATTAACCGCCAAAGCCGGTAAAACGTTAAAAACATTAATCAATGCCTTAACAAGTAATTTAACTAATTATATTCCTAATAGTAAAAAATCAAACTCCGTTACCTCTACTAGTTCTGATACCGTTGCTACTAGTTATGCTGCTAAAACCGCTTATGATAAAGGCGTTGAAGCACTTAATGTGGCTAATTCCGCCGCCAACACGGCAAACACTAAACTAGATAAAAATGCCAATGCGGTAAGTGCAAGTAAATTACAGACCGCAAGACAAATTTCTTTAACCGGTGCGGTTAGCGGTTCAGGTAATTTTGACGGTAGCGGTAATTTATCAATCAATACTACTGATAATTTAACTATTGGTCTAGTAACTAGCACATCATCAACAGGTATATCTAATGCAGCAACATCAAACGGTAATACTTACCTTAATGTTGTTGAAACAAGAGGCGGTGCGGCTAATGCGATTGGCTCTTCTACACGTGTAGCAGGTACAGGTTTAGTTGATGTTTACAGCGATAGTTCTGGGGTTTTAACGGTTAGAGGCAACAGAGATAACGGAAAATTAAACACATCAGGAAATCAAAGCCTAGCAGGTAAATTAACTGTTGATGATATTTTACTCGCTTCTAATGGCAACCGCTCACTATCTCAAGTAATTAATGCGTTTAACTGTTTATTTACCGGCAACCGTGATGGATTAAAAAACATAGTCAATAGTTGGGGGCAATCCGGCACTACTCCACTAGGTGTAAGTTACGATTTTTCAAATACTAATGCGTGGTGGATTAATTTTGGTCCGCTTTATGGCGGTCTAATTATCCAAGGGGGAAGTGTGATAATGTCTAGTACAAACATATCTATCACACCACCACTCCATTTTAACCAAAATAGCGTATTATATTGTGATGCAGTTGATATATCAGTAGATATAACTGCTATCGATAGAGATTCAACAATGCAGTTAACTTATGCAAAAAATTGTTTAAAAGTTATCACAAAAGTAAACTTAGAAACTATAAAATATTTTATGATTATTAAATAATTAAACACAAAAAGCGGTGTAATAAGCATAGATACCACTGTCAATTATGTTATTACGAGATGCCGATAAATAGATTTTACCCTTATCAATAACAGCTGTTGATACTGTATAAACTAATTTATTTGTTGTTCCAACTTGTACTGTTGCTTTTAAATTGATGATTTTAGCGTTAATAGATAATGCCGTCTCAACATTACACAGGCAATGTCCCCCTTGGCTATCCAATACCAACGCATAAATAACGCTGCCAATCGCCCGATCCGCTTGACAAAAAACATACTTCAGTGGTGTTGTTTGCTTTAGCCACATTCCAGCCGTAAGCCCACAACGGCGCTTTTGTTTGGTTTCCGTGTTCCGCTTGATAATTTATTGCTTCTAGCATCAGCTTTACAGCGATGGGTATTTTTACAATTTTATAAGTTTCATTCGATAATAGGTCGTAACGTCCCCCTTGGCTCAAAATCCGATTGTGATAACGCCTAAGGAATAACTGGTGTCTGAGGCAACATACAAATAAGTCAGGCTCTCTATTGAATTGAAATTGTGATTCCTAAACGTTAACCAACTTTTTAAGCTGTTTTCATCTCCTACTGGATAATATTTAACTTTATACGGTATCGGCAACATAACTTTAATAGTGGTATCAGCTTTAGTGTATACATTTAACCCTTGGATAACAATTTTAATGACTAAACTGCATTTTTTCGTTTATTTTTTAGTCTAAACACACAAATAACAATCGCTTTAAACAGCGATTTAATCACGATTTAAAGCGATTTAAATGCGTGTTAAAAACACGATTAACTACGCTATTTGAGTAGATTTATCACTTTTCGTAAGTGCGTCAATGTCTTATGGGTATAAACACTATCTCCGACATTGCTAGATGCGTGTCCCAGCAATCTGTCGCGTGCGACTTTATTAGCTCCTGCCGCATCGAGCAAAGTCGCTACAGTATGCCGGCAGTCGTGCGTGGAGTGTTTTGCCCTAATGGCTTGCATTGTTTTAGCAACTTGAGTTGCCGCTTGTGAGTAAGTAAGTTGTGTTAGATCAGGATTTACAAAGAGGTATTTTGCCCGCTTATCCTCACGCATTTTGCGCTCCACAATCGGAAAAATTAGTGGGTGTATAGGGATAATACGGATACCCGATTTTGTTTTTGACGTGACAATGTCAAAATACTTTTGCTTTAGGTTGACGTTTGATTTTTTGAGTTGCAGCAGCTCACCAACCCTCATACCAGTATATAACAGGATCAGCGTTAAATCGGTATCAACGGACTTACATTGCCATACTCGATTGATCTGTTGGCGGGTAAAGGTCTTGTGCGGGCGTACAGGGGTATTTTTACCCATCTGCAAATATTGCCCGTAAGCCTTATCAATCCACTCATTAATAATAGCGTGAGCAAATAATTGGTTGATTAGCGAGCGTACTTTTTTGAGGCTCGCATATGACAAGCCTTTGCTGCGCATTGTATCTAATACCTCTTGCAGATGGCGATATTTGATTTTTGCGATCGGCATTGCACTAATTTTGGCAAGATGATTATAGCTATTTTTGTAACTTGTGGTGGTTGATGATGATACTTGTCGTGCGTGGATTGGATACCATAATTGGTATACTTTGGCGAGGGTAATTGACGGCTCGGGTATATCTTGTTGATTGTAGTTAGCCAGTGCCGTTAGTGCCTCCTCTTTCGTTTCGTAATAACCAATCACGCTGTAAATTTGCTTGCCACTTTCAGTGTAACCGACCGTTTTTCTTGCAATGTATGGGCGGCGACGTCTGCCGCTAAGTTTAAATACTGATCCATAACCATTTGGTAGTCTCATATTGCCTCCGTCTTTAAATCTTTAAACCAGTTTAAAATCAATTTGTTTATCGCTCTTTTAAACTGCTGTGTAAAAAGGAGGTAATAGTATGAGCTTAATACATTTAATTGTGATTGATCAAAACACCGGCAAGCGTGAAACGTCGTTTGTCGTACCGATACACGGCAAAACTTATGACGATCTTGTCGCTAAAGCACAGGCAGATTATCCAAATCACTTATATCTGCGAGATGACGACGGCACATTGCAAGCACAGCTCACAAACCAAGATGCTTACTGGGTTGACGGTAAAGTTGAGATTAGACCGTCATCATTGCACGATTGGGACGGCGAAAAATGGGTGCTTAATCAACAAAGGCAAGCAGAGTTGGCTAACGAAAAACGTCAGCAATTAATCGATAATATTGATAATACTGCGTCATCACTCATTACAAAATGGACACGTTTTGAGAGCGAATATAAAGAGCGAGAAAAAGCGGCATTAGCGTATCAAGAGAAAAATTATGAAGGTGATGTAAGTGTCTATATAACAAGCTTTGCG